CGGCAATGTGATTGTCTACAAGGGTGGTAATCGCCTTGGGCAGAAGGGTGACACGTTCACCATCAAAGGCACAGTAAAGGAACACGCTGTGTACAAAGAAACCAAACAGACGGTTATTAACCGTCCAAAGAGGGGGTAATCATGATCACCAAAGACAAGATCAAATCAAAGTATCGTTGGCTCGACTTAGACGAGCTTGATTACAAGTATATCCAGTGGAACACCCACTATGTGCGTGGCACAATATCTGCTGGTGATTTTAGCCAGTTCCAAGAGGCGTGGGTTGAGCTAATGAATGAAAATATGACCGCTATTGATAGCGGCGCAGAACCAATCTCAGGAGCAAATTATGAGTAAGCAAATTATCTTTATCAGTAAAGACTACCAGATCGAGGCTGACCATCCGAACTACACCCTACAAACATTTGTTGGCGGTAAAAAGGGCTGGCGCAATGTAGGCTTCTATTCGTCTGTTAAGAGCGCAGTTAAAAAGTTTATCGAGTTAAACCCACTGGATGAGAAAGAGATGACGCTGGTTGAGTATGCAGATCGCGTCATGGCATCCGCAGAAGACATTGTTAAGAAAGGGGTCAAGTAATGGGCATTGTAATGACGCCTGAAGAAAACAAGGCGCACATCAGGATCAGAAGCATCACGATTGATATTGAAGGTTGGGAAGAAGAAAAAAGCCTGAGAGTGATGGATTTGGCTCAAGAGATTATAGAGTCACACAATTTAACCCATGCTGACTTAGATATCATTGAGGGGCGTGGCAACAATGAAACCGCAGACGAAAAAGAACTCATACAATCTATGAGGGATTGGCTGAACGGTGAATATGAAACAGGAGAATAAAATGGCTAGAGTTATGATGAATGTAATACTGGGTGGCTTTGCGGTATTGTACTGTCTTAGCTGGACTAACATCCTGCATCCTACCTACAACTTTTGGGGCTTGCTTTATTTGTTTGGAAACCTATAATATAGACAGGTTTTTCCTCCCAGCCTGTGTCCTCCTAACGCGCACAGGCACTTAACCCAGTGGCTTACCTTTCGGCCACTGGGTCTTTTTCTGCCTACTTTTTGCTGTAATATTTGCTAACGGCGCGGTTGCCGAACCAGAACGACATAATAGCGGCAAACAGCCCCTGTGTTTCTGGCGACCACATTAGCTCGACTGCATCCTTCCAATCGCCGCCAGACTCCATCACCTTCAGCATGATGACCACCTCAACGCAGACAAACATTATGAAGAAGGCATAAGTAATAACAGGGCGCACACTGCCGCGCAGAGCGTTGACAAATCCCCCAGCGTCAATAGATCGGTCATGTTGATAGATACCCTTTGTCTCAGCGATGTCAGCCTCAGCGTCAAGCTCTTTCAGCTTGAGCTTAGACCGTGTTTCCATCAACTCAGCCTCTAGCCGCATCTCATCTAGCTTTTGCTTGTGTTCCTGACCTGCCCGAAAGTAAGCCAGCACCTCTGGCAAGAACGATGTTCCGAACCCTAACAGACTACCTAGTAGTGTCATCATGTGAACTATCTCCTGATGGTTTGCTGTTGACATACAGGCCGAACCAAGCCGCACCTGCGCCGACTATGACGGAAAACCCACCAGCTTGGGCGTTATTCGGCTCTGGCAAAGACATGAACCATTGGCAGAATTGATAGAAGACTATCATGTAAGTGAATATCAATGCTCTTGGAACGATACGCCATGCGTCTAGTTTTTTCGGGGTCATTGCCATTCCCCTGTACGCATCATCTCAGCCAAGTGTTCTGCCCTGTGACCGACTTGTTTTCGCCACATACTGTCAAGCATTTCATCAGCCGCTTTATCATAGTCGCCAGAGTGAATGGCATCCTTAGTGTTGCGGAACTTGTCGAATCTGGGCTGACCCAAATTAAACATCATACTGATGATGACGGCTTTGCGTGGCTCGTTCAGGCTGTCCCAGAAGGTGTATTTCTTGGCGGCATCAATCACCTGATTGATATCGTTCATCAGCAAAAACTCTGCCTCTTTTGACGATATACCGCCGCCTAAACGCTCGTCTATCAAGCGTCCATAACCAATGGTCAAATACCCCTCAGAGTCCTTATAGGCGTGTTCTACAAAGCCCTCATGCTGTTTGATCAAGTCGATCAATTTTTGCGTATGATCCAAGGTCAATCTCCTTCTGCATCAGCTTACTCACTTCAACACCCATGTTATATAGCACGTTCTGCATCTCGTTATCAGAAGCCTTGCCGCGCCCAGTCATAAACACCTCGACAGCTTCACCTGTATTGGGGTGAAAGCTGACAGTCACTGCCAGACCCATTCCTAGCTCTGTTGTTACGCATGGTCGTCTGTTGGGTAAATTCATTTCTCAGTATCCTTATGGTTTCATCCCAGCTTTCTATCTCACGCTCTGCGCTGTTGAAATAGCTCACTGGCATCGTTAGCTTGATTTTGTCCACTGAGGATACAGGCATAAAAAAACACCCTCGCTGTTCAGAAGACACGAGGGCTAGGATATCATAATCCTCGTAGGTCGGAAATCGTTTATTGCCGCCTTTGCCAACTGGGAACTGCAAACTTTTGGTGCTTTGTTTCTGTGTGCCTAATCGCTTTGACCAACAACACGATCTTACCTGTACCCGATAACACTCTCTGCCCATATTGGCTATAAGATCAAATGCGTCCTGCTGTGCCATAGAGCAAGCCCAGCCGCGCTGTAATATGGCGGCTGAGGCTAAGTGTTCGCCAACCAGACCAGCAGTTGTGTTGCTTAAATCTGGTACAGCTATAAATAATTCAGGCGGCAAGCTCGTCAAGGCGTTTTTTCACCGTGTTCAAGTCAGAGATCATGTGCATATCAGCACGTTTGTATTTCTTCTCCGCATTGTACACAGTTGTGTGGTCTTTGCCAAACACTCTGCCAATATCCGAATAATTTGCCCTTGTGTATCGTAAAGCCGCTACCATTGCGAGGTGTCTAGCACCAGTCACATTGTGCTGACGGCGGCGGCTCAGGATGTCAATCACAGCAACACCCTTCACCTCACTAACGATGTTAATGATGTCCTTAACCCTCACATAGTTTAGGTCACGGCGGTCATAGGCTGTCAAAGTCAGGGGCTTCCCGAACAGCACTTGAATTGCGGTGTATATTCTTCTGAAAACAGTCATGGTTACAAAATACCTTTCCTTTAGCGTTGGCTAGACCGTCTGTCTTCCAACTAAATTGATTATTACAATAGTGGCAAGTACCGCTACCACCCCACGGTTGCCGCCCACTGCGGTCAATCTTTTTTGCTTTCTTCACGGCGTTCAGCCCTTCTGCGTTCTAGTGCAACGGTTATTAACCGTGAAGCTAAGTCTAGTTGTTCGTCAGGTGATTGCCTGTAAATAAACATATCAGCGCAATCATCTTCCGTTATAAGCAAACCAAATTCACGAGGCACAACCAGCTTGACCTTGCGGTTTCTACTGGCTGTGACCTGTGGCTTGCGGCGAAACCTAGAAAGGAACGTCATCATCTAGGGCTACCTGTTGCTGTGCCTGTGGCTGTGGTGTTGCCTCACCATTAGGCTTTGCGTCCTTCAGTGACAGTGCAAGGCTCATGTAAGTATCGTTTTTAGCAGACACTTTGTTCCAAGCCGAAAGCCAATATTCAACGCCGTCAATCTCACAGCTACCTGTCATGTCAGGTTGTTTAGGGTTTTCCTTTTTGTGGTTCACAAACAGAACGCCCCGAAGGTTATTATCATAATCAGCCATTAAGAATCTCCATTTTACGTTGCCTAAATAAATCTTTTTTCTCTGGGGACAGAGTCTCAGAGACACGGTTATAAAGAGCCTTCAGGCTCTCTATGTCAGGTGCTAACCTGATCTCTTGTTCAAGAGGGATTGATACCTTCTTGAAATCCTTTGCTGGTGGCGGTGCAGACGGCGCAGGACTGCTTGCAACAGTCTGCGGTAGGTCTTCACCCTGAAACAAGTATGCGCCCAGTCCTAATGCGGCTATGGCCTTTGCCAAGCAACGCTGAAGCGACTTGTTCACCTCAAAGCTGTCTGGGTTCTGGATAGGCCTATTAGCGTGGTTCAGGACAGGCATAATCTCTGTGCATGACGAGTCTAGGCTTGGAACGGATACTGTGACTTGCACATAGCCGTAGCCGTTAGGGTCAAGCATAAACGGTAGGCCGTTAAAAATATGCTTATGATATGTGGCATCAGGGTAATGGTCTTTTAGAATAGACCAAGCCCATGCCCAGCTTAGATAGGTAAAGCCGTTCTTTTTCTCAGCGTATTTGTTAACGTCAACGGCTGATAGTGTGTTCCATACAGATTTGTTTATAGATTCCATAGTGTCCTCGCTTCATCAATAAACTGGTTGTTCCAATAGAATGGATGGTTAAATTCTGGCTCTACCAGACCAGCAAGCACCTTGGGGTCGGTGCTGATTGCCAGTAGGTTTTGCCGGATCAAAGCCCTACGCCGTAGGTCATACAGGCAGAACTCTAAACTTTCAGGCGATAACTTATCGCAGTTGTCTCGATCAAAATGCACAATGTCACTGTCACTGATGTACACAATGTTTGGGTTTAAGCCTGTTGCCGCATGGTACACTGCAACTTGGCAAAGATGATTATAGTCAGGCTCTTTTGGCATAGCTGGCTTAGACCAGCCACGAGTGCCATCCTTTTTGATCTGACCCTTGCGCGGTGCTTTGGTCTTCATCTCATAGAGATTGTTGCCATGCACTAGGTCAATGTAGCCTGTTAGTGGGACAGATATGTCAGGCAATTCCAGATGTATCTTCTGCTCTGCTTCTGCGCCTACCATCTCAGCAAAATGCTCACAGCCAAGTCTAACGGCTGGGTCAATACGCTCACGGAACTCAATGCGCTTTTCCTCATCCTCATCAGCAGGGTGGAAGTCATAGTCTAGCAACGCCTGATCAACAGCCTGATCCATGTCAATATCGCCGACAAGAAAAGCCTGTATGCCATTGTGGACGGCTGTGCCATAAGCGGCGTTCTCGCCGACTGTGATGGCTCTGCGCTGTTCCTTGCTAAGATAGACGTACTCAAACAACCAGTTTGGTGTCGGCCGCAGTAGCTGTGATGGGCT